GACACGCTACCCCCGGTGGCAGACCCGCCGGGAGTACCTTTTCAATGAGTTTATTCGCCATCATCTGTCATCAACGCCTTGGTCAGTTGCTTGAGACAACCATCGACAACCGTCAAATGCGCTTGGATTTGAATCCGCTCTTCTTTTATTAGGTTTACCATATCCTCGGGAGTCATGGGCGGCCACTTCTCGAGAATATATTTCTTGAATTTCTTTTCTTCTTCCGACTCGCCTCCGTGTTGTTCCATAAGTCCAATCATCTTTCGCTTTCAATCAATGCCGTTAGCACTTGCTCCGCGACGTGCGGCACGATCGCGTTGCCGAGTCCGCGCAATCGGTGTGACCGCTCGGGTATCCCATGAGCCACTCGACCCACGTCGGGTTCAATTGACCATTTACTGCATTCGGTAGAGTGTCTGCCGGGTGATTCTTTCTTTCTTGTCTCCCCGCACCGCTCACGCCTTTGTAGTCCCTCGCTGCCGGTGTAGGCCACATTCTTGCAACCATCCCCAACGTTCTCCCCGGTCTTTTCTTTTCTTGCCTCCGACGCTCCCACGAGTCTGGATTTTCTGAAGTTATCTTTTTGGATCGTGGGCTTGGCCAAAGTATCGGCTCCGAGTATCCAAACTCGGTCTCGTCGGTGTTTGGCATCGACGGCACAAGCTGGAACAACGACCGCCCCAACGGAGTAGCTTTCGGCCTCCAACGAAGAAAGCACGTCGTCGAGTGCCATGTTGATGATGCCAGCAACGTTCTCACCCACGACGAAGCGCGGTCTTGCTTCCCTAATAACGCGCAACATTTCCGGCCAGATCGCACGCTCATCATCCGCGCCTCGTTGCTGCCCGGCTTGACTAAATGGTTGGCATGGAAATCCCCCGGTAATGAGAGAGACGCCTCTGTACTCTCTGCCGTCGAGGTCGTGGATGTCGTCAATGATTGGCACGCTTGGCCAATGCTTTTGCAAGACTCTTTGGCAGAACTTTTCTCTCTCGCAGAACGCGACTGTCTTCCATCCGCATCGCTCGGCGGCGATTGCAAATCCGCCGATGCCACTAAAGAGGTCAAGGTGAGTTGCTCGGTCATCGTTCATTTCTTTTCTTCTTCATTCGCTTGCGTGCGAGTGTGCCGTGCATCCGTGGTGCGATCCAATTAAACTTATCACGGAACTCAATCACTTGACGGTTGATTGCCCATTGAGAGACGCCGAGCTTGCGCGATAGTTCGCGCTGATTCTTGCACCCGAGCGCATCGGGCCGGATGAACAACGCAAGCACGCAAGCGCGAACCATTACCGTTTGCGGCTTGGCGCGGTGCGGCACTAACCAATCAAGCACGGCATCGAGGGCGACGACTAGGCGGTCGACTGTCTGCTCTCCCATGTCCAAGACGATTGGCTCGCCCGGCTTGGCCTCGATCGCATCGAGATCGAACTCAACGTGCGGATGAGGCGCGCCGAATACGAAAGAGACGTGGTCGTCGTCGTTGTTCATTGTTGGATGCTCGTCGGGAGTTCGCTGCTTGTTAGTTTTTTCGCGATCCCATAATGGACACAACCCCAACCTTGGCCTTCCACCTCTGGTAATCTCTCAAACTTGGCGTCCGTGTTGGTGAAAACTAATTCTGCCCGCCTCGTTCCCTCTTCGTTTTGTATCGCGACGACTAACTCTCGCCCGATTGCCTCGCCCCCGAGAAACTCATTGATGTCTGCCGCCGCGCCGTCGTGAAAAAACCCGGCTAATGTGAAGCAGCATGATTTCACCGTCTTGGTTGGTTGTTCGTTGGTCACGCTATCGCCTCTTTCTCTTGCTCTGCTTTCAACTCTCTCAATTTGATTTTCAACGCTTTGAAATCTGCTTTGTCTCTTGCTAACCCGGTAAAGTAAACCGACTCCCGGTTGCCTCGATGCTTGTCGATGCTTCCCTCGATGGTCTTGATCCTCGCCCAAGGCGGCATCGCTGCGCCGTTAACGGGTGCTGACGACGTTTTTCCCGGTGGCTTGAGTGGTTTGCCATCTGCCTCCCAAAACGTCCGTAAGCGGGTTAATAGGGGTCGCCATTTGCGAATGGGTTGGTTGTTCATCATCCAACCGAGTGCCTCTTGCTTTTGATACCAATCGACCGCCTTCCACTCGACCAAGCCGATCGTGACCGAATAAGCCTTGACCTCGTCAATGGTTGGAATCTCTGCGAGCGAGTGGCTCGCGCCTTGGCGCGTTCCGTCTCCGCACTCGCCTCCGTCTACGTCTCCGTCTCCGTCTCCGTCTAGGCGGTCATGTGACGGTCGTTTGACGGTCACTTGACGGTCACTTGACCGCGCCGGGTACTTTGAAGTCGTCGCTCGGGTGCGCTGATTAAAGTTTTTAACCTCGAGAAACACTCGCCCGCGCTCGTCTTCATACACATCAATCAACCCCTCTTTGCTGCACTTGTCGCGCCACTTGGTGACGTCTTTGTCGTCGATTGAGTGAAGTGGAAACAATGCCGCTTTGAGTAGCTTGGGCGACCCGTGGAAGCGTCCGTAATCGTCTGCTTTCATTAGTAGTCGCAGAAAGAACCGTTCCTCGCTGGCGTTTAGTTCGTGGACGGCGAACGAGTCCGTCCAATCTCGTAAAATTCTGTTTGGCATGATGCTTATCCGTTGAAGTCAATGACCGGGTCGAGTGTTGAGATGCGGACTTTGCGGTACGGTGCGCCACTTCCGGCCCGGTTCCAGTTGGGGGACAGCTTTGGGCATATCCACCCGTCTCGATCGCGAGGGTATGCGCCCGATCCAAATCCCGCGGTTGTTTCGTCGCCGTGTTCGAGGTCGAGTGCCTTGATCTCGCCCGATAGCACTTGCAACCCGGCTTTGAAGAACAAGAAAAGCGCACCGATCTTGGCGATATGTTGGTATGTTTCCCAAGCATCTCGACCGACGTGCAACCCGATCTTGGCATCCCATGCAAACAGCAACCCGGTTTCGTTTATTGCGTACCCGTCTGGATTGTTTTTGACGTACTTGGCGAGCGGTTGATTGTCGAAGCGTATGCGATCGACGAACCGTTTCTCGTGCCGCTCAATACCGCACCGCGTCACCGCAAACCCGGTGCGAGTTAAGTATTCCGCGGTCTTGTCCTCGAAATCATCTCCTAGTTGTTTTCTCTCGTTAAATAACATTGATTTTCCCACTAATACCCGGCGATATTGACCACGATTTCGACAACTCAAGCCGGGAGATTTGAGCGTCGTCGTTAAACCAGTTGAGTCCAGCCATGACGTCGATCGTCAACTTGGCTAGGTTATCCAAGTCGGGTCGCTTGTCGTGCATGATGACCCCGAGAGCGCGTCGCGCTTTGGTCTCCGACTTTCGCATTGGAAAACGGAAATCGAGACGTAAACGCAACGCGCCTTTGAGTGGCTCGCTTGGGCCGTATGGTTGAAACATAGAGGTCAAGTCCGCCTTGGCTTGAGCGACGTGCGGCTTGGTAAAAAACCGAATGCCATTGCCGCACCGCATCGCGCCTTTTTGTTGGCTCGTCGCGGTTGGCGGATCGCATTGCACGTCGAAGTCCATCAGAACGGAACGTCGTTGTCGGCAACTGGTGAGGCACTTGGTGTGCTCGGTTGAGGCGTTGAAGTCTCGACCGGATTGCTGTCTCGATTGCCGCCGACGAACTCGAAGCGATCGACAACTATCTCGTGCTTTTTCTCGGCTTTGCCGGATTGTCCGCCCCATTGCCGGAACTTCAAACGCCCCTCGATGAGTATCGGCTCGCCCTTGGTGAAGTGCTTGCCGATGACTGACGCGGTCTTACCGAATGCGGTGCAATCAATAAAGCAGACCTCGTCTGGCTCGGGTTCTTTACGCTTTCGATTGATTGCCAAGCTGAACCCGCAAACATCGAGACCGGACTCGGTCAGTTTTAGTTGAGGGTCTCCGGTCATCCGACCGCCTAATATCACTTTGTTATAGTTCATATTTTGTTATATTTTCTCTTATTTTTTTTGCTAACGTCCGAATCTCTTTGTCTAGTTTTGGATAAGCGTCGCATTGATCAAGCACGCTTTTTTTTGCGTAACTAACAACCGTTCTCTCTCTCCCGAATGCGTCGGCGATTGATGTCGTCGTGAAACCGTGTGCCATCGCGATCGCCATTGAGACGTGTCTCGGCCAAATGAACCGAGGCAAGCGTGAGCGTGACAAGACTCCGTCGAGGTCAGCGTCGTAATAGTCGCAGACGTGGTCGAGTATCGACATGATCTCGGCCTCTTTCGCGTGTTCGAGCTTGGCGTCGAAACGGTGCAACGCGCTTGTGCTGGCTTGCCTGCTCATGGCTTGACCCTCCGCAACTTACGAACGGTCTTGTCTTTGTAGACCGAGACCGGGTCGAGAAATACGCGCAGCGTCGCGAGCCTCTCTTTCTTCGTCTCGTTCTCGTCCGTGGCATCAAGCCAAGCGGCTTCGAGCTTGTTGAGTTTAACGTCACAAGCGTTCGCAAACGCCTCGCGGGGTATGACATCCCCCAAAGCGTTAAAAACGGCGTGAGTAGACACGAACGAGCGCGATTGACCCGCCTCGGGCATCTCCCAACCGTCAACCGTGCCGCCGGATCGGACAATACCGAGAGCGGCGTCTCGGATTGCCTTTATGACGCGATCCGCGAGATCGCATTTCTCGAGCAGGGCGGGAAGACGGACGACGTCAAGCGTCGTCGTGTCCGCCTCGATCACCGAGAACGATGCCTCTTGTGCCTCTTTGCAAACCGGCTTGGCCTTGCAATAGCGGCATTGTTTTTCGCCGGGGTTGGCGAGCGCGTTCTCGTCATTAGCGTCGTTGATGATTTTTATCAACTGCCGCTCGGCGGTCTCGAGGTCGACCTCGTCATACCGCGCAATCGAATAGCCCGGTTTAATGTTAGGCTGAACGATCGCGACGCTGACCTCGTCGACGTCGTGGTTCGCCGCAACCATCACCGCGAGCGATCGCAGTTGTAGGTTTTGCGACGCCTCGAGTGTCTCGAGATAGCCGGTCTTGTAATCGATCACGAGCGCACGATCTCCGTCGATCACAACGAGGTCGGGCTTGCCGCTCATTATTCTCTCGACGCCAAACGAGTGTAGCCAGAGCCGCACCTCTTTGATCGTCTCGGTTGATTCGGCCCGCGGGTCAAATTCGCACTCCTCGTGAACAATCAACGCGAGTTGAGTGCATTCGTCCGCAAGACGTTCCTCGGACGGCGTCAACCCGTCCCGGTTGCCGGTCTCAACCGCTTCGTGAATCCGCGTGCCGGTTTGTGCGATCTCCGACGACGTGTCTGGTTGGTTTTTCGCCCGCAAAAACGAGGCGGGGCAAAGTGCGAGCCGCTCGGTCTCGCTTGCACTCGGCAAGCCTTGGCGTTCATCAAGCATTGACCTCCTCCGGTTTTTCTGCGACCTTTTCAAGTATCTCTTGCGCCCGCTTGTTCGAGTCGTCCATCGGTATATCATCAACCTCGGGCAGAAAGTCCGACTTGGCGAACACCGGAGTCGCAACGACCGGCTTGGCGTTGATGATTGGATCGTCACCGTACTCTGCCGCGGCTTTGACCTCCGGCGTCATCGGCAACCATTTAGCGAGTCGCTTGAAGACTGTCTTCTTTGCCATCTCACCCCAATGATCGACCCACGGGCCAGACTTGCCCGCCTTGGCTTTGTCTCGAATCGCGTTGATCTCTTTGACGGTCATCACCGTCGCGGTCTTCTCGCCGCTCTTGAGTGTCGCGATACAGTATGCCGCAATCGCATCCCCTCGATCGTCTCGACTGTAATCGATCAAGTGCTTGGTGACTTCGCCGCGGTCGAACTCGAACTCGTCATTTTCGTGGACGATTTCGGCGTACAACTTCCGCACGTCACCGTTTCGCAAGACCAACTCGACGACGCCTTTGTAATCGACGATGAGTTGCACGTTGTTTCCGTATGGAATCAAGTGCGCGCGCCGGTTGTCCGGCTCAAGTCCGAGAGAGGCGCAGTCAAGCAATGCCTGACAAAGCGACTCTTGCGAGCAGTTTTGTAGCTTGGGAACCTTTTGCAATGTGGTCAAGGCGACCCGCAAGAATCGGTCGCTCGTCATTATCGACGGGAGCGCCGTCTCGATTTCTGCGCTGAATTGTTCACTTTTCATCAATTCGCGCACCGTTGTTTTTTTGTTTGTTTTTTGTACTTCGTTCATGTCTCTTGTTTTTGTTGTTCGCACTCCGCGAGAGTGCGTCTCTTGTTTAGTCGGCTCCGAGCGATCGGAGTCGGCTTTCTTTATGTCATCACTCGGCGGGTGAATGTCGTGTTGTGTTAGATCGGGAGAGCTCCCATGCAACCCGAGAGGGTCGGGATTTGGCCGCGCCGTGTGATGACTAAACTCGTTCATGCCCCGACTGCCAGCAATCCAACGATGCCGATCGTGCCGATGGTGAAAAGCCAAACGATTGCCGTGCAAGCGATCGACCGCGGGTAAGTGTTGTACCGATCCGCGCTCGAGTGGCGCGTTGAAAAGAATCCGTCAAGATGCGGATTCTCTTTGTGAAACTTCCGGGCATAAAACGCCGCGAAAGAGTTGTTGATTTTGAACTCGCCGTGCCATTGCACCGACGTTTCCCATCGTATCCGCTCAACGATCGAGCGCGCCGAGAACGACTTGTGTCCCGCTCGGATCGCGTCTTTCGTGAACGCGCAGAACAGCCGCCAGATAACGGGATGTTCTTTGTCGTATCTTCCAAACCGCGCCGCGAGCGTCGGTCTGATCGTCATTGTGTTTTGTGTTGTCATGTTGTTTTTTCTCTAGCCTCGACGGTTTGTTTGTCGAGAAAGTCGTTGAAATCAGTATCTCGGACACGATAAACGCGCCCAAATTTAATTGCGCCAAGCCGCCCGTCGGTGATCCAGCCTCGCACGGTTTTAGGTGTGACGCGCATCCGCTCGGCAATCTCTTGGGTTGTGTTAAACATTGTTTTCGGGTTCGCCAACGCACCTCGCGACCTCCGAAAGCACAATAAAGGCGGTCGATTACGGTGTCAACCCCTGTTTTGGCTTCGAGTTGTGTTTAATTGTGGGCTGATTTTTTTTAATCGAGTCCAGATATTGACAAGGTCAACACGTTTAACGGTTTGCAACTGTTAATTGAATTGATCACAAGTCTGGTTTCGATGTGTGTTTATCTTGACGGAGTCAACACGTTTATCAACGGGTCGGTGATAAACGCACTCGCTGCGATGCTCAAATTTCGCGTCTAATGAGCCGCAACGATCTCGTGCCTGAACTCTTGCCCGCGGAAATAAAAACGCAACCAGCACGCACCCGTGGGCTTTGGCGGCGCACCGCGCTCGATATGCCATCCACCTTCGCCGTCGGCATATTCATCTTTGTACCCCGGCGTGCGAATATGCGTTTGAGTGTCTTGGTATGGCTTGCCCGCTTGGGAGAGTCGAGCGCGTTGGATCGGGACTAGCCACTCGTCGTGAGTGTGTCCCGTGTAAACAAAGTCGGCGTCCGGCAGAAAGACCGCCATCCGGTTCGTCTGTATCACGCCTCGAGTGACCGGCCCGCCGCCGCCAAACCCGTGATGATAAAACAGGTTAAACGATCTCGAGACCGAGCCTTTGGCATAGTTTAATTGGAACCGAATCCATCCAGAGTAACCGCCGAGATGGATCGTGTGGTCGCCACTCTTTTGATTGAGCCGGTCGACGAGTCTCTCGGTGAGGTTGGTCTCGTGACGCTTCAAGATTGACGTCTCGTGATTGCCGGGACTGATTTGCAAAAACCGATCCGCGTATGGTGCGAAAAACTTCGTCGCCTCGCCGACCATTAGATCAAGATAATTGCCGCCGATGTACTCGGGCCGCAATTGCGTCGTGTCCGCGCGCCGATCCCACTTGCCTTGCATGGCGCAAAACAGATCACCGATGTCGATGATGTGTGCGTCGCGCTCGACTGCTTGCTCGAGATGCAATCGCTCGAGTGCTTGGTCGCAATGCGTGTTGTCGTGATGCCGGTCGCTCGTTAGCAAAAACCATTTGCTCTCGCCCGCCTTGAGTTTCAGCGAGACGTTGAGACATCCGCGATGATTTTTTTCGACTTTCATTTTTTCATTTGTTCCGTCCACCACTTGAATGCGGCAGGGTTCTGTTTCCAGATTGTACAAATCCCGGTTGCCGTCCGACTCACGATTTGCTCGTGATCGAGATTTGTTGTGTCGACCAGATCGAGACTGACCAAAAGAGCGTGCAACACTTCGTGCAACCAAGTCTCGGCGACGATCTGCGCCGAGTTGTCGCCGTTGATAACGATCAATTGATTCTCAAAGTCGCACCATCCGTGCGCCTCGCTGCCGATCTGAATCGCGTTGTCGACCCATCGGATCGAATATGTGAGGTTTAAGACTTGGACTTTGGTCGGCTTCGTCATTGAATCAATCTTGAATAACCGGGTTGAGTGGTATCGTTTTCATCCGGCTCGACGGACTGCTTGGCGATTGCACGGGTCGTGAGTCCCTCATGCGTGACCGCCGGGGTCGTTTGACAGAGATAGGTGAATTGTCCGGTCGAGTCCGGCGGCGTGATGACGATCTCGTCGTCCACGATGTCAACGAGCGTGTCGTCGCCAAGTCCGCCCTCGGTTGCCTCGAGTTGCTTGGTCGCAATCTTGGCGATGATCGTGTCAACTGGTTCGCCGTCCACAAACGTCTCGGGGCGACTTGTGTCGATCAAGTAAAACAAGATCGCCCGGTTCGCGTTGGATGACGTCGAGGTCATTCGTGTGTGAGTCCATGCGTGCGCGTTGCTGATCGGGATGAGCGACTCGCCGATCGTGTCGATGTAATCCGAACCGGACAAGACCGGGGATGATACTGGAATCTTCCACTCGCCCAAGCTGCTGCTTGTCGTGCGGAATGTCCCGGCGTCAAACCATGATTCGATCGGCTCGGTATAACCAAGATAACTTTCGACCTTGTACGACAAGAGCGCGGACTGCTGCTCGAATCTAAATTTGAATCCAAGCGTTTCGGCTCGGGATCGGACGCCTGAAATCGAAACCCATCGGATTTTGTCCATAACGTCTTGCGCTGGATAATCTGCATATGGGGCAAGGTCGTCGGGAAAGTCTGACTCGGTGAGGATTGGCACGCCGAGGTTTTGATAAAGCGTCTCCGTGTCCGACCCCTCGGTAAATGAGGCGTAACAATCGCGCGGCCCAATCTTTTGGCTGAATAAGTCCATTCGGATCGGCGTGACTTGCTCCGCGCCAAACTTGACCTCGTCAATGCAGAGCGGGCGGAACTTTTTGCATCGCTTGATTTCGGTCACGAGATCGTTGTAATGCTCTTTGAGTAGGTTGATCCGCGAATACATTTTGTCGTCGCCATTCTTCGCGACAACAAAGTCGTCGATCGACGTGCTGATCTGTCTCCGTTTCTCAAGCTCGACCGATACGTCGTTGATGATCGTGTACGGGTAATTTCTATTTGCAAACGACGCGAGTTGAACCGGGGTGAATGCGGTTGCGATGTCGCACGTTTGGAATCCGACAGTCGACAATGTCAGCGCGCCGATGTTATTGAGCGTGAAGTCGGCCCCGGCAGCGGCGGCGGGATCGTTCTCAATGTCGCGATGAGACCACTCGGACATTCCGTCGCTTGTCGATTCATCTGAAAACAACTCGTACACCCGCAACTGCCGCGGGCCTTCAAACATCCGGTGAAACTTGAGGTGATGACTCGGCCAACCGGATCGAGTGCCGCTTGGCCGGTAGGACAACGACCGATCGGTGTTGTACTTGAGGCGCGCATCGCCGAAATAATCAAGTTCAAGCTCGAAATGATTTGAGCCACTCAAACCGCCGAACAATGTGGTCGGGTTGGTTGGCGTTAGATCGCTGGCAATTGGCCAATGCTCGGTTGATAAAAGCATCGCGCCCTCGGTCGTGAGTACAACCGACTCGCCGGAGGTCGTCGCGATGTCGGTCATCGCGGTCTGATATTGCGTGACGTACTCGCCGACCGTGATGGTCGCCGCGTTCTCGGTTGAACTGATTAAAGTCTCGCCGACTCCGTTGGTCGGCATGGGATAACCGTCGCCGCCGGTCGATTTTATCGGGGTCGGGATGTTGGTCTCGAGGGATGCCGCGGAGCCGCCACTCGCGCCGAGATTGAGAACGCGCGGTGTATCGTTCCACACGAGCAGATTGCTCGACCTCTGCCACAAATAAAAAACATCGTAATTTGATGCGACCCCAATCGAATAGCCATCTGAGGCGTCCGAGCCGGGGATATTGGCGGAAGAAAGCGCGCCGGTTAGTCCGTCAAAGCCGTTAAACGTCACGCTACCGAACTCGGGAGTCGAGCCGAGTGTCGCCGCGCGAAAGTAAGAGAGATCGCCCCGGTGAAAGATTAGATCGCCGACGAGTGTGCTGTCGCTGATCGTCGGGACATATCCCCCGCTCGCGTACTCGACGCCGATGTCGGTGTATGTGTGAGCGTCAAAAGTGATTCTACTCATGGCTGTTTGTCATCATTGAATCAATCTCGAGTAACCGGGCTGTGATGCTTCGTGAATTGGCTCGACCCCGGACTGTTTGCCAATTGATCGACCTGAAGATGTGACTCGGTTTGATTCGTCTCGCTGCCCGACCATCTCGATTATGTTGTACAAAAAACTCGCGTTTGTGATGTTGTTGGCGCGCATCGATGCTGCGATATATCCGGCTTGATAATCAAAGTGCAGATAGCGCGGGTCGCCGCTTCGTGTCTTGAAAAAATACTTGTGGCTCGAGTCGTATCCGCTCGAGACGTTGTCGCGCCGGACGCATTGCTGCGACCAAGCCGGGATGACAACGGTGTAATGCGTGCCAAAGCGAACCGTGATTTGGTTCTGCGTGAGGTTGTGGATTTTTAGCGCGTTGTATTTATTCCACGAATCCGAAAAATCAAACGAGTCGTCAACCGTGTCGCCGATGATGATCTCCGCGACCGCGAATTTCCAATGCTTCTCCGGTGCTGGCTCGCCGAACTCCCAAAGATAAAGAACGTCGCCGTCGATCGTTTTCGTGTGCGCCTTGAGACTGCCAGCGAGGCCCATCACGTTTGACGTCAGCGCATACTCTCTTGTCTCGTTGACGTAGCTGACGACTGCCCCGCTTGCCGCCGTGTCGTATGTCGCTTGATTGTAACTTGCCGGGATGGTCGGCTCGAGCGGGCGGTCGCGATGCAGTACGGAATAAAGAACCGAGAGATCGTCGTCGTCGTGGTTGCCGCTTGTGTAAAAGAAAAACTCTTTGCCGACGTAAAACTCAATCGACGGGTCGTCGTAAGTGATGAGTGGCATGACATATGTCGACTTGCCGTCCAACGCTTTGTTGATGACGGCATCGGCTTCCGCCCACAACTCGTTGATCTTGTCGGCAGTCGGTAACTCGTTGCCGGTTAGATGCGTTAAAGCCAAACTGCTTGCCCACTATTTATTGATGTGCCGCCTTTTGCGGTTGGGATTACGTTAGTGCCTTGGGTCGTGAACTGCGTCCGCTGACCCGGCGTCGATTGAGGGCGCAACCGCATGATCGCATCCCATAGTTTATTGAACTCGTTGCCGAGCTTGCCTCCGAATTGGACTGTCGGTTTTGTGATCATGTTTACTTATTTGTGTCACCGTGATCGCCTTGGCCTATGCTTCAATGACGTCCCCGTAAAGCAACGTCGACCAAGTGTCCGCGTGCCACCATTCGTTTGTGATTTGGTAACTGCCATTTGCTTGCTGCGTGATTGTCGGCGTTCGTTTGAGGTAATAACCGGCGAGTAACGAGAAAAAGATTGTGCCGGGGATACTCTCGGCACTTGTCAACCCGGCTTTTGAATAAATGCGATTGACGTTTGTCATCGAGGCGGCTCCGGTGTCATAGGTTGGCGCGACTGTCATCGTTCTTTGGACGACGATTTGGCTTATCGTGTACGAGGTCGTCCCGGCTTTGATTAACGTCTTGAATGCCTCGGCGTTTGTGTCGCCTTCCGCCAAGACAACGTCGCCCTCTTTCTTTGATCCGTTTTTAAAGTCGCGCAAATTCTCTCGGGACGATTGTGCCAAGTCGATCCAATCGGGATGGCTTTCAATATCTTTCTCGATGTCGTTACCGGCGACCGTCCAAATGGTCGTGATCTCCGTCTCCGCGTTTGGATCGGCTCCGTCTTGCGCGTCGGGTGCGGTCATTACGCACTCGGACATTGGGCCATCCTCGTCGGGTGAGATACGGAACGTGTAACCGGCTTGGCGCATTGCCGGAACCATTCCGAGAATGTCGTCTTTCAGGCCGCGGAATTTTCGTGTCGAGCGGTATCCGGTTGTCGAGTTCCATTCGATCTCCCGGTCTTGCTCGATAACGGTGACGTTGCCTTTTCGTATCATGGTTTTAAGACTTGCGTGTTCTCCGCGGTTTTTTTAGATGCCCGCGCAATCTCTTTTTGTTGTTGGATTTGTTGCTTGAGTAAATTGATCTCGGGCGAGATGCCCCCACGGAATCCGCCGATCCGTGCGAGTGCGTCGGCTTTGAGTTTTGTCGGCTTGCCTCCGCCACCGCCGCCACCGACCCCGGCAAGCCCGGCTTGATCGGCCTTTTGCCGAGCGGCTTTCGAGGCTTTCTCGCGAGCTTCGACTTTCTCTTGCAGTTCGACCATCGACGTACTCATCGCGTCTTGAAACGCTTTGCCGATCGACTTGAGGTCTTTCGCCAACTCGGAGTCGGTCAAATCATCAGTCGGCCCTTTCCCCCCCATCGCTTTCGACGCAAGTAAGATCGGCACGTTGGTCATTTTCGCGCCGATTTTCATTATTTCGTGCATCGTGCCTTTGGCGTCTTCTTTTATCTTGTCAAAATACTTCGACGCGATCTCTTGAGTTTTTACGACCGCCGCGGCGAGCGCATCGATGATGACTTTGACGTGATCGACAACCGAGACCGCCGATCCCATTGCGGAGGTCGCGAGATTCAAAAAGATCGGAAGCGTCTCGGCTTTGAACGCTGCCAACTGATCTTTGAAGTCCGCCGCCATTCGTATTTGCTCATCCGCCATGACCGTCCCGCTATCGCTTGCGGTTTGCATCATGTCATCGAGACCCTCGGTGAACATTCGGATGTTCTTCAAGCCCGCCTCGGCTCCGAACAATTGCTGGATCGCGCGCTTTTGTTGCCCGGTCGGGACGATGCCTTTGAGTTCTCCCGCGACACGCTTGAACAAGTCCGCTTTCTCGATGCCGATTGCCTCGTCTGCCGTGATGCCAAACATCTTGAACGCTGCCGCGGTTTCTTTGTTACCGACGGCGAGACGACCTTGAGCCTCATCGATGCGTTGCAACGAGATCGCGAGCGAGTCGGTTGTCGATCCGCTCATCTTCGCTGCGAAATCTAGTTTCTGAAAATCTTCCGTGCCGATGTTGAGGCGTCTCGAGAGATGGTCGACCTTGTTCGCTGCCTCGAGCGCGTCTTTTGTGAACTTGCCCAACGCGGCAACGCCGAACAGCCCGACCATTTTGCCAGAGAGCGAGCCTTTGATCTTCTTGCCGACATTCTTCGCCATGACGCCCGCCTTTGTGAGCGTCTTGTTATAGCCCTTCGAGTCGGCTCCGAGCTTTACGATTAGACCGCCGAGCAATCCCATTAGTTTCGCGCCTCCGGTGTTGAATGTTTAAAGCCGGGAAAGTGTCTCTTGGCTATCTCATCGAGGTCGTCCGACATTTCTTCCGCCATTTCGCGCATCTCGAGATCGTGATCGCCAACGAGTTCGCACCCGCCCTCGATCTCCCAAAAAGAGAAGTAGTCAAAGAGTGCCTCGCCAAACGGTAAATTGAGTGCCTCGGCGCGCGTGTAACCTAGCTTGGCGCAGAGTGTCGTCTTGAGTACCGAGAAGAACGGCGCGCCGAGTCGGTTGCTTGGTTTGTCGTTTGATTCAAAGACCTCGGGCGATGTCATCGCGTCGCCGACGTAGTCGTTGAACATCTTGATTTTTGACAAGACGTTGAAGTTCCCAACACGCCAAGCCCAAATTCTCATCCGCCACGGCAACCACTTGTCGTCCGCGAGCGTGTGGAACTCGTCCCAAGTATGCGCGCAGATCGTGACCCCGGTGATGAGCGACTCGTAATCGCGAACGGGATCGCACCCGTGCCTCTGCAAGAGAATTGCGTGACCCAACGAGAACGGTTTCAGACGTAGCCCGAGAACCGTGTACGGTTCCGGCGCAATCGCGTTGAGAAACTTCTCGTTTGTTTTGTCTGCCACACTATCAAGCCAAAGTTGTAGAGTCTTGCACCGCGCTCGATGCGTCGGCTCCGGTCGTCTCGTTGTTTGCGTCCCATCGTTGCAACGTCACGTCGAAGCTCGCGACGTCCGTCTGCGACTTGGACTTGCTTGCGCTTGTCACCAAGTAGTGATGATAATGGTAACTTGATCCGCTCGCCTTGCTGCCGATGTCCGCGTCGTAAGTGTTGGCGACAAACGGTTCTTTAACGATGCAACGATCGCCGATGCCGGGGAGTACGTTCGAGGTCTTCGCCCTCGCGAGCGTGTCGCCGGTCGGGTAACACGTCAAAGAAACCTCGCGATTCTTGTCGCTAATAACTTGGCCAATGGTCGCACCGGCCTCGTCTTTGAGTTGCACGGTCTCCGCGGCCTTGGTGACGCCTTGAGAGTTGAATCGCCACCGACCGCCCGCCGCACCAACGACAGAGTGGTCGACTGTCGTGTACGCACCAGCGGACGAACTCGCGACGGTCTTTAGAATAACGCCCGAGGACGATTGGCCAAACACCACTCCGAGACCTTTGACCGTTGCCATGACTTACGAGGCGATCGTGGTTGAGATGTCGGTCGAATACTTCGTGACCTCGACGTCGAAGTTCGTGACGTCGGTGTTACTCTTGGACTTGCTCGAGCTTGTCACGACGTAAGTCCCGGCGACGTCTCCGTCGTCCGCGTCCGTAATGACGCACTTGTCACCGATGTCGGGCAGCGAGTTTGCGGTCACGGCATTGGCTAGACTTGACCCGTGCGGGTAGACCGTCAGTCCAACCACGTCGCGCGGATCGTATACGACCATGCCCTTCGTCTCGCCGTCTTTATCTTTGACGATCACGGTCTCGGCCTCTTTCGAGATTGATTCGCCCGTGATCTTCCAACTCGATGCGGCGGCTCCGGCAATCGCAATCGCCGTTGAACTCACACCAAACACCACTCCTAAACCTTTGACTGTTGCCATATCGTGTTAAGTTAAAAAAACTCCCATTTTACTTTGCTTAATTGGTAGCGGTCACAATGCGGAGAGGCACGCGATCAGATCAAATTCGATCGAATCCTCAAACGTCCGACCGTCTGTCGCGCTCGTCTGGCCGCGGTCGATCACGCCGATCACGGTGAATGCGGCGACTTTCCCCGAGAGCGTCGTCGCCAAGTTGTCCGTCTTGAACAGGTCAATCACGGACTCGGCAAGCGAGTTGTGAGTCGTGAGCGCAGTCGTCGCCCCGGCATCGTTGTCAGCGGTCGACTTGACCGTCACCCGCGCCCGGCAAGAATAATTCCCGGTCTCTGGCAAGAGTTCTTCGCCGCCGTCGCACTCGACAACCGCACACGGTATCTGCCTCGAGTCGTCATCTGCGCCCGTGTAGACGTTGGCGACGGGCGGACTGCCCTCATCGTCAATGATTTTCTTGAGCGCGGTCTCGACGGTTGAGTTGAGTGATGCCATTAAAATGAAACGAACTTGGCCGCCGTGCCGGATAGCTTGCCCGCAGCACTTGCGCGGAAGATTCTTTTGACTTGGGACTCCATTCGCTTTTGTCGATTCTTGTAAACTTGCGCGAGGATGCGCGACTCGAGTCCCGTTTCTTTGATGTAAGAGACCGCGTTTGAGAACTGGATGAACTTCTCCCGAACACCTTTGCCGAGCTTCTCTTGATACCCTCCCGGCGCATCGTGGCGCGCTATCCATCGCTGCACCTTCAGCCCGAGCTTGTAAGCCGCGGTCGACCATCCGTCTTTGGCAAAGCCGATCCGCTTGAAAACTTTGTCGCGATACTTTGACCACTTGGCGGGCGGGACGACCATGCGGATTTCTTCTTTCCACCGACCGATCGTCTTGTCGTACTTGCCGCCGCCCGCGATGCGACCCCGGTTGCGTCCGCCTTTGCCTCCGCTCGAGTTCCCGTCGCGCAACAAATCTTTGTGATGCCTCTCCATGTCCGAGAGCGACGTCGAGGCGACCGCCCAATCTGTCAAGAAGACCGTGCCGTCTTTTTTGCGAAGCTCTTGAGTGATCCACCTGTTTGATCCGTTAGCGGCGATTTGCGCCTCGATGAGTGACTCGGGTGCTTGAGCGAATGCGTTTGCCAAGTCTCGACGGATCGCGCTCTCGCCCGCCTTGAGATGCTTGCGGCTTGTGGCACTCCCGAATTTCTGGAACGGAGGCGTCAACGCGATCGCGTCTTTCACCGCGAGCTTGGCTTGCTGCTTGAGCGTCTCGTCGAGTGTCTTGTCCGTCACCGCGGCGAGTTCCCTCAACGCTTTACTCAAGCCGCGCGTGTCGACCGTGACTGTCGTCGTGATGTTCATCCGTTTGGATCGGCGCAGACAAGCCGGACAAGCGCGCCGGGTGCGTCCGTCACGACCTCGGTGATCTTGTAAGTCTTGGTCTCGAAAACGACCGAGTGACCGACCGACGGGATCGCGCTTGAGAAAAGAGACTTGCGGATTGAGAACGAGATCGCCGCCTCGGGTGCGAATCCGCCACTCCCAAGATCATCTTGCGATGACAATCCGCTCGGGTTGCAAGCGTAGGTTGTCGAGTTCCACGTCAGAGACTTCGAGAGAACAAGCTCAACCTCGGCGAGTGCCTCCGCGATTTCTGTTCCGAAGCTCATCTTTTAGTTTAGTTAACGCCAACGCGAGCCGTTGACACTCGATCGACTGCGTTCGTTTCTGCGCCGACCACCAATCCCCCGAGGCGCGCGAGGATTTCTTGCATCCGGGCATCCGGTACAAACCAACCTGAAATTGATGGGGTAAAGCGTTTAGCCGCCTCGAGTCGGATGACTGTCTTATTCGCCGGAATCACGACGACCCTCGTCGAGTGGCATCCGCAAAGCAGTATCAAGCAGAACATTAACGCCGCTCTCGTCACCGTCGGCAATCGCCGCGTCGATCTCGTGCAACTTATCAATGAGTTTTTCCCGGTCATCTTCCGCTTTTGCGAGTTTGCGCTTGAGCCAATAGACGATGAGCGCGGCTGCGATCGAGATGAGCGCGCCCGTCACGCTTTCTTCTTTGCGATACCGCGTGAAACTGAGTATCCCATCGCGGACAATACTGTCGCGACGAGGCCGAGAATCTTGTCGCCACCCGATTCGGGTGCGATCACTCCGCTCGCGTAAAGTAATCCGGCAACTGCCGCGACTACGCTGAACCAGAACTCGCTGGTCTTGATGCCAATCTTTGTGTCGTCTTCCATGTTATTTTTTAAGTTCTTTTGAAATTCTGATTCCGATGTACACGATCGAGATCGCGGTGAGCGTAATCTTGAGAGAGAAATCGATCGCATCGATTGGCCAATTCCCGACGCCAATTATTGTCATTAGAGCGCATTTCAGGTCTTCGATTTTCACCGCATCCGTTCAACTCTGGACGGTTTCAGTCGGTTGATTCAGCCGGTGGGGCCGCTTCCTCAACAGGTGCGGCTTCCAATCCCAATTGTGCCAAAGCGAGTCCGGTAATATATTCAGAGTCTGAACCGGCAGCGTCTGGCGTCCAATCGCGCCACTTCGGCCCTTTGACTTGCAGCAGTTCAGAATGAATCAAGCCGGTGGCGACAATCGGGTTGCCGTCCTCGTCGGTCAGGTTGCGCTTTGAGAAGCATTCTAGGCTGTACTGCATCCCAAACATCTCTGCGCTGTTTAGGTTGATGTTGACGATGCTGGCGTTCAACGCCTCTGTCGGTATTGTATTAACTGTTATCATTCAGATTCCTCCGCTGGTGCTTCCTCCGCTGCCGGTGCTGCCGCTGCGACTGCCGCTGCGTATGCCGCTTTGACTTCATCAGTCCAGACTGCTCCCGCAACTGCTTGAGTCTTCGCATCCTCGCCGCTCACATCATCGCCGGGGGCGAGAACTTTGCGGTGATAGGTGCGGCTCAATTCCACTCCGTCATCGGTTACAACTGTGTCGGTGCGAACACCGATTGAACCGTTTTCGCCAACCTCAAGTTGACCCGTAACTGTTTTCTTTTCTAATGCCATAATTGTTAAACTGAATGTATCACTTCACTATGTAGGTGAGTTGACCAATCATTTCGTGAACAGACCCACTCCATTTTGCGATTGCTTCATTATTTGTGACTGCAATGTTGCTGCCGTCGAGGTCGTGAAAATAAAGAAAAGCACTATCGCGTCCGCCGATTAAACCGACCGCAGTCCAATCTCCGTCGCCCACATATCCAATCGTCCCTGCGGGATAGGCAGCCGCTACGTCCGAAATGACAAAAGGCAGTCCAGCAATTTGAAATCGGCTTGCATTGGCCGCTGGAGCCAATGTTGCTACATAATAGTAAACAGTCACTTGTTGGCCAATCCGAGTGTATCTCGCATAATTCGCGTAAAAAGTGCCGCCGTTTGGCAATGTCGGCGTCCAAGTGCCTTCCTCATAATCGTCGAGAGTGTTTGCGTCTGCGCTGGCCGATTGCGTAGCGGGAAACTTGATGCCGCCGGTTGTTACCGCAATCCCGTTCGCGAAGGTCGCGAGTCCCGCGCTTGAGATGGTGAGGCGAGTTGCATCTGCTGTTTGAAATTCTAAATTAAATGCTGTATCTGAACCTGCTCTAACTGCATTTATTTCTGCAACTTGATTGGATGTTGTTCCAGTATCGGATGCACTAAAGACTATAGAAGGGCCAAATCCGTCCGCCATATCTCCCGAACTTGTGGCTTTTATATCTAAAATTTGTAAAGAAGCTGTAGTTGTAGAATGAGTTCTTGCAAAACTAGAACTTCCATTTGAAGCGTTTAGATTTGCTGCTGTTAACGCACCACTCGTCGTAACTTCGCCGGTGACTGCTAGTCCGGTGGAGGAGGTTCTAGCAACCAAAACATCAGCAATGCTTAAGTCTACCGCAGTCGGCGTGGTAAGTGTTAGGTTCGAGCTACTCTTACCATAAATCCCCGACATTGTTGACGAAGCTACAAGGTCATTAAATGTTATTGCGCCGTTTGACGTTGAATTGGATAGCTGCGTTATGCGAACATCATTTACTTGAGCGGCTAATTTAACAGCAACCGCACCCCCCACCATCAACTCCCCATCAGCCGGTGTCGCCGCAGTCGTTCCTATGCGAGCCGCTGTGGCATTCACTTGGACAATCGGCGTGACTTGCACCACACCCGTTGCAGACGAAGTGCCGTCTGCCGCACCAGCGCGGTCTTGCACAAGCAACGATTGGGTCGGGTTGGCGAACGCTAGGTCGTAATCAGCCACCGCGCCAACGCGAGTGAGTGTCAGATTATCAATCCAAAACGCCTCGGCTGCATCCAATCCGAATAGAAGATATTGTGTGCCGCTTAACCCGCTGCCTGCCGTGAACACAAACTCATACGCAGCCGTCGAATCTGTCAGCGTTATGCTTTCAGTGGTTGTTCCACCGGCTTGGAAAGTCGAATAAAGTTTGCTCCCGGCTGTTTCAGCTTTCGCATCCAATGTCAGCCGATATTTTTTGCCTTCGACCAAGCTGGTGAAATAAGAATCAGAGATATAAGACCGATTTCCAAAAGCGTCCAAATTGGCGGCAATACTGTAAGCAAGTGCTTGGTCTAGCTTCAACATCCCGCCATCGTTGGTCGGTGTTATTGCAACCGCCGACCAGTTTCCAATGCCGCTTGCAAATGTGCGATTGCCTGCGCTGGGGATTAGCTCGGTCTGCACTCCATACTGGTCTGCAAACGGCACGGTAGCGTTCTCGTAGCTCGCCGTTACCTCCGCTTGGGAAAGCGTCTTGTTCCAGAATCGGGCGCGGTAGATTGTGCCGTCGATAAACTGCCCAAGACCATCCTCGTTCGCGCCTATTCTTGCGTTAGTGCAATTGTCGATGCCGTGGCTTGCGCTAATCGTTACCGTGGCAACTTGGTTGCCGTTGTTGTAAAGAATCGCAGCAGTCCCGTCCACCGTCAGCGTAAGATGGTGAACTTTTAGGTCGTCCAGAACTTTAACGCCAAACGATGTCCAAGCTGTGTTATCGTTAATTGCTAAATTATAGCCATCGACGTCGCTTCTAGACGCCAAAATAAATCGCCCACCAGTTCCGAAATCAATGAAATGTTGACTTGTGCTGCCAAACGAATCCGATTGAATAATTAGCTCGAAACTGAACTTCGTTCCCAAGTCCGGCGGCGATGCAATGTCGATGTTGCCAGCCGCACCGTCGAATTTCAGGCCAGCCTCGGCAGCTTGGCCAAGGTGTTGAGCCGTTTGCTCAGCCTTGGTGTACTTGTTTTTGACGATGTTGAAACTCATCGGTTTTGTTTAGTCAAAAGGTGAATGCTCGATTGCAATGTACCCAACGCCGTCGCCCGCGGACACGTTCTCGATTGTGAACTGGTCGAGCGTGAGTTCTTCGCCGCCGGGTGCGACGAGGCTCATCACGTCGCCGGGTTCGAGTGGGATTCGCACCGATCCGCCGGTCTTCATAAAGTAGACCTTGCCAGCGTTCTCCGTCTTGGATGACTTGTGCGCCACCAAGATGAGGTTGTCGGCTTTGATCGTGCTTGCTCCGAGTACCGCGCTTGATGTTGCTCCGGCGATCGTCGTGTATGCGTCTGCGATTGCTATGTCTGCCATTTGTTTTTTCTCCTAAAGTTTTTTAAGTTTCCCAAGATAACATGATCCAACGACTCGCGCTTGAGTCGTAAATAAAAATCCCCATGTTCATCCCGTTCGATCCGCCCTTGTCGGCTTTCGTGTTTGTATAAATTCGGTTTGCCGCGGTCGTCTCGAGACTCGAGTCGTGCATGATCTTCAAGTCCCAAGTCGCGTGATTGTTGTAAATGTAAAGCATCCGACCATCTACCCCGCCCGTGATGCCAACGATGTCAGCGTCGCCCGTCAGGCCGGTGATGCGGATAAACGTCGCTTTGTCGGGGTTGATCGTCGCGTTGCCGCCCGTGACTGCCGTGTCGTCGAGTCGTCCGTGATGCAGTTGCCCGTCAGAGTCAAAGGCCACGATGCCCGTCACCGTCGCCGCCGAGATTGTAGAGTTGTTGATTGTGCCACCCGCGAGTGTTCCGATTGTCCCGCCGATGCTTGCCGCGGTAGCAATGGTCGACCCGTTGATCGTTGAGGCGTTGATATTGCTGAACGTCGAGACGCCGGTCGCGGTGATGTTTGCGCTCGTCGTGATTGCGCCCGTGATGGTGTTCGCCGCGGTCTTTCGCAGATACCGTGCGTCGGCCCCGTACACGTTCAAGAGCGCGTCGCCGTTTGCAGAGAGTGTGGCGTCGGTTGGCGAAACGTCGTCGTCATCCGTCACCAATCCCGACGTGTCAAAGAGCGACGGGTATCCGTTGTTGTTTGGTCGGATCGTGAACTTGCGGGCGGTGTTGTTGTAGTTGTTGAAATGAATGCCCTCGTATGCCGCGGTCTCGATCGACGTGTTGTTGTCGGTTGAGCCGTTGCGGAGTGTGATCGAATCGAGGTATCCGCTTTGAAGCGTCTTGCTTGTCACCGTTTGCGATCCGGTAAGGCTCGCGAAATTTGCCATGTGTGCATCCGCCGTGCCGAACGTCCCGGTCGCCGAGGCCAACGCGGTCACAAGATCGTTTGCGATCACGATCCGCGTCGCCGCCGGTTCGACGGTGATCGGCATCCGCACGTTGTACGCGCTGGCGACTGTCAAAGTTGAGAGCGTGAACGTCGCCCACGATCCAGTTTGTGAATAAGTCAACGCACCGTCGACTTGGGCTGTGAGTTTGATCGAGTCGGCGTCCACGCTCTGCAAAATGAGCGGGCCGGAATACGGGTTGGACGCGATATGCAAAAAGAGTTTGTCTTTGGAAAGCGCGGCACTTCCGGCAATGGCGATCTGTGTCGCCGGGGTTGTCACGCTTGTTTTCCAAGTCCGTGTCACCCCGTTGATGACAAGCGTGTTGCCGTCGACCGGCACGCCCGACACGTCGATCTGCAAGACCTTTCGCGTTGCCGCGTCGCCGATGACGACCGACAAAAGCAAAAACAATATGCAGCAAATTTGTCTCATCTAAAAAGTCACGTTGTCGCTCTTAAATTCACCGTCGTTCGTACAATATAAAATGATGCCTTTCGTGCCGTCCGGTGAAACGAGCGTGATTGAATCGCCCGCCTCCCCAATCTTTGCGGCAAAAGTAGCGGTCGCCTCCGCCGTTGTCGGGTAAGTCTCGGACGCTAAATCGACCGGCGTCGATGTCTTGAGTCCGTCCGCTTTGACGCTTACTTGACGCATCAATTCGGTCGAGTAAGTACCCGAGCCGGTGCGCGCCTCGATCTCGAGTTGACAATCCGCGGACGTTCCCGAGCCGAGCAAAGTCGTGACCGCCGTGGCGTTCAGTAAAAGCGTGCCTTCGTGTTCGTTGGTCGCGCTTTGAGTTAAATTTGAGTTTGTGTGAACCGTCTCCGATCCGCTTGTCGCGTGCGGAGTGGTCAAGCCGATCTTGACCGTGTAAGCGTCGCCGACTATCGAGTACGGGTCGGAGATGCCGCCCCCGGCTTTTGGTTCCAGCAACGTGACCGAGATCGGCACGACGTCACCTTGGAAGAATGTGGGAAGCGTGACCTCTTGCGTCGACGTTGAAGACTTGACGAGCTTGTTCCGCTCGGTGTCAACAAATAGCTTTAGCAACGCTGCCATTTTTTAAGAATGGGGCGCGCGCCGGGCAACCAATAAACCCTGCACGCGCCCCCGATAACCCAAGCGGATTAAGCTGTCGTGGCGTCTTTGATGACGGACATCGCTGCGCCGTGGCGCAAGTTGACGTCAACGTCGACAAGTGCGCTCACGCGAACCGTCCCGGCGTTGCCACCCGTGTACGGATCGACAAGCACATCGATCCCCGCGCCAAAGTAGCCGATCAAGACTTGGCTGAAATCACCAAAGATGATTCCAGAACAAACGCTCGAGCTTCCCTTGGTGAGAGTCGACGGCACGATGTTCGCCACGGTCGTCGGGTATCCGAGGATCGTGTTGAAACGCCAATCGAAAAGCATCAAACCGGAGTTCGTTGCAATCTCAACTTGGCGCAGTTTCTTCCGCACTTTCGCGTTGGTGAGGAACTGCATCGTTCCCATCGCGGCGTTTGCGTTCTCCGGCCCTGCCTCGACGTCGCAAAGTTTTGCGTATGTCGGTGCGGCTCCGTTCGTACCCATCGCGATCGTCGTCACGTCGGAATGCTGCAAGATGCCTGTCGGCTCATTGCTTCCGCCGCCATTCACCGCTGCCGAATCAATGGCAACCGCGAGCGCGTTGGTGATGTCGTTGCGAATCAAGCTCTCAACGTCCGCCGATGACTGAACGAGCAAACGCCGACCTATGTCGGTGTATGCCGCGCAAGTTTTCGGTGACAACTGAACTTGACCGATGGCTTGAGTCGTCTCGCTCGGTGCTGCATTTTCAGCAACCCACGAACCCGCCGCGCCGGTCGTGACTTTCGGCACGCTGACGTTTGACGAGAGACCACTCAACACGGTTGCGCCGAGTTGACCCAGTACCATCCGAGCGCGTAACGCTTCAATGACCGGGACTTGAACAATCTCGTCAACGAGTTTCGCGCCGTTAGACGCTGCGCCCGCGGTGAGATCACGCTGACCGACGAACTTGTTGCTAACGTCATTCGGCAAAAAGAACCCTCTCGGACTCTTGCCGCTGCGCTTGGCAACCGCTGCGCTTGCTTCCATCTCAAGACCGGCGTCGCTTGGACGACCGGATGCGATGGCTTCGATGGCACGCTTGAGCGAATACTGCTCAACTTCTTTATCGGACAAACCGATTTCCTCGCGCTCGTCTGACGGAACGGCGACGGGTTCGTTGGCTCTCTGCTCTAACAGATAGTCTTTGAACTGGTCGGCGGACTTGCCCTCGGCGATGAATGACAAAGCCTCGTCTGAGGCTTTGAACTGACGACCGATGGCGGCGATATTCTCGGCGCGCTTATCGGCTTTGACCTCAACGGTCGGCTCTGTTTTTTGTTCTGACATTATATTTTCTGATCTTTCTGCCTCGGGTTTTTCCGCGGCGGGTTGTGGCTCCGGTTCCGTTTGTGGCTCCGGCTCCGTTTCGGGTTCATCTTCACCGCGAGCGATTCCTACCGAACTATCGGCGGCAATACTGACGATGCTGATTTCGAGTGGAGACCAATTTTTTGCGCGGTAAACTTCCGATTCACCGTCGTCAACGGAGTCTTGGACAAACTCGTCAACCCGATACCCGACAGATGTCATCCGTCGAATCCCGTCCAAAGTGTCTTGAAATATCTCTTGCCCGAGTGCCGATCTACTGAATCGCACCGTCGCACGTCCCACTCGGTCGGGATCGATGCGGGCATTTTCTATGACCCCAATCTGCTGGGTACGGTCGTGTTCGAGAAGCAAAGGCGATCCAGAGTTGAGCCTCTCGAGGTTGACGCTCTTGGGGTCGTGGTCGAGTACCTCGCGCCCGAATGAACGCTCGACGGGTTCCTCGCTTGAGAAAGCAAGCTCGACGGTTCGCTCGTCTTCGTTGATTGCGCCTCGGTCTAGTTCGACCGATCGCTGTTGCGTTTTGTTAGTCGGTAGCGTTTTCGTCGCCATTTTGTTTTTGTTCATTGGTAGCGGTTTCTTTTGATGAATCTCCCAAGCTGACCCCCGCGGCCTCGATCAGACTTTGATCCTCGGCGAGTTCATCGATGACATCCTCGAAGTCTCCGCCCATCTCGGAGACCACTTGCCGCCGGGACTTCAAACCTGCCTCGATGCTGGTGATGTTGGCTTGCACGTCTTTGAGTGGGTCGACCCATTGCCAGCGTCGTCCGCGGAACTCTGCCGCGTTGAACTTGTCCATCTTCTCGGCGGGTAGATTCAGCGCGTCCGTCAAGAGTGCTTGCTCGAGCCACGCAAAGAATACCGGGCGACAGAGATGGTCGATGATAAAACTTTGATGCGTCTTGTATTCCTCGCGCTCGTCCAAGAGACCGGCGCGGATCGACGAGTAGTTGACCCCCTCGAGATCGTTCGCGAGTGTGTTGTAAGAGACGCCAAGACCGGAAGCAACGCCGCGCAAGACCGCTTTGTTGAAGTCGCCAAACGCTCCGTTTGGATGTTGAAAGTCGACCGTCTTGAAATCCATGCCCATCGGCAGACGCTCGAACGCGCCCGGCTCGGCTTCATAAACTAGATTGCCGTCCGAATCTTCGCTCGAGACGTAACCGTCGGGACTTGTCTCTGTATAAAATCCACACTTCGCCGCGCCGAGCCGCGCCGCCACAAGCTCGGCTTCGCGATAGCCTTCAAGCATTCGCAAGCCCGAGATCGCGCTCGCAAGCCAAGGCACGCCTTGCGTTTGGCCGGGTCGGTCTTTAACGAACAAGTGCAAGACCTCACTCGCCGGGATGCGCTCGCGCTTGTTCGCCGCGTAGCCCAAGACGTGAACGTCGCCGGGATGCCGTTGCAGAACGTGATACGCAACTGGCTTGCCGAACTTGTCCGTCTCGACGCCAAAGCGAACTTGACCGTCGGCGGTCTTGTCATTGAAATCGTGATCGAGATGATCCGCCTCGATGATCTGCAAGGCGAGACTGTACGGGTTCGCGTAACCGCGGACGAAGCGAATCAAGACCGATCCGTCGCGAGCCATCGAGCGGAGTGCGAGACGTTGCACGTCAATCCACGTCGTGCATCCGTCGACGCAACAATTGTATTTGCTGCCCCAATCCGAGAACGCGGCCTCGATCTTTTTGTTGGCTTGCTGGTCAAGGTTTCCCGAGAAGTCGCGCGACTTCATTTGCAACCCGATCCCGGTCGAGCCGAGTACGTTGTTCTCGAGTGCCTTGAAATAGCGGCGAGCGTAGTCGTTGTTCCGCTCGAGTTCGCGGGCGCGCGCTCGGAGTGTCTTCAAGTCGCCTTTGATCTCGGCGTCGCCGCTTGAGATGACCGTGGCCCAATCGTTTGTGAGACGGTTGATCTTTGCCGCGGCAAAACTCCGCTTGTGAATCTTGGGTTGAAAACCGAAACGGTCGGCGAGCCGAGAGAGAAATTTGTTCATTGAAACCTCGTGAGAATGATACGACCAGAGGCGCGCCCGACCTTGAGTCGCTCGACTGCTTTCTCGCGCTCGACCTCAACCCGGTAACGTGAGCGCATCACCAAGAGTTGCTCGTGCGGGTAGCTCGAAAGCGAGTTGCCCTCGACGCTGAAGCTCAAGACCTCTTTGGTCGCGCGGGATTCGAGAACTGCCTCGATCGAGTCGAGAACTTTCTCGGCGTGCGTCCGCGGATCGTAACTTGACGCGGCGGTCGCCGGGTTCGTCTCGATCTCGAGAACTCCGTTGAAGACCTCGAAACGCTCGGCGGACTTGGTGACGTAGCCGCGAAAGTCCCAAGTGCCGGGCGTGTATGCGGCGGTCGTCGCCGCGGCAACCGTCACGAGATGATCGTCAACGTCCGCGCTCGATGTGACCGTGATCGCGCTCGAGCCGGACTTTCGGAGATAGTAAGTGAGCGACCAAGAGTCGCTTGCCAGATAGTCCGACAAGCTGCGTTTCCACTTCCAAGTGTCGCCCGCAACTAGCGTCTCTGGTTCTTTCGTCGGTATAGCCGCCGCCATTTAACTTTGCGGCAATGGTAGCGACAAAAAAACCGCCGGGATGATCCGGCGGCTTGCTGCTACTCTTTGCGCTTGGGCGGTCGACCCCTCGGTCTCGATCCCCGTCGGGGAGGTTTCGAGGCATTGGCGCGGCTCGACTTGGTCTTGGCGCGGGACGTCTTCGATCCAAGTATCGAGGCGACCGGCACGTCTTCACCGCAATTCGGGCATTTGATTTTCTTAATCACGATAATCCTCCGGTGAACACTTGCGGCATCCCCAAATGCTGCCGGTGTTATAGGGGCCGACCGTCACCCAATTGAGACCCCACTCAACTCCGCAATCGCATTTGATTGCCGGGCTTAATACTTTGACGTCCGCGCCCCGCCGATACTTGTTGACGATCTCGACGAGTCGCTTGTTCTCCAATGCTTTCAAGACTTGGAACGGAACAAGCGCAACCGGCGACCAATTGCTTTGAAGTGAGGAGTCCGCCATTGGCATCGGCATCGCGTATTGACTCGTCGCAACTTCGACAGTCTTGCCCGCGTATGCCTCGAGCGAATACATCGCTTGCCGTTGTAGTTTCGTGAGATGTCTCATCGTTTCGCCTTTCTCTTGGCTTTGCGCTTTGCCGCTTTCTCGGCCCGGTCGGCATTGACTCGCGCTCGAGCGCATGACCAAAAGAAATCCTCGAACGTCATCGAGTATGCTTTTGCCTTCCGCGTCCCGATCGGGCGGATCGAGATCGTGTCGGTCGCCTCGAGTGAGACGACGACTTTCCGATCCCGAGCCGCGTGGACATTCAAGCGCGACTTGCGCGCAACTGGTTTGGCGAGTTCAATCATGCGCTTGCCCTCCCGACCGAGTAAAACAAAGCCTCGGCGTCGTCATTAAACTCAACCCGAAGCGACTTGCTTTCGTCGTTTAACTTTCCGAATGTCTCCAAGTTTAGCTTTACGGTGTTTACATCTAAAGCCAAAAGGCAAGTCATGTTGCCTTTGCGGTTTAGATTGCCCGCCCACTTTTTGAGTGTCTTGTATTCGTTTGCTGCATCTTGCAGAACGAGCCGCCATCCGAACGTGTAAGCGGCTTGGCCTTTTGCCATGCTCTCTTTGTCTTCGTCGGACAGCTTTTTCCACTTAACCAAGTCGACGTCATAACCTAAATCTAAATAAAGACCGAGCTTGCTGTCGACGGTTTCGTTTGCGCGTATAGTGACCGCGATCTCACGCACCATTTTTTTGCTAATGCTAAATGATGCAAGTTTTGTTTTTGCTTTTGTTGTTGTCATTTTGTTGTTTTTTCTCTTGTTGTTTTGCGGTTTCTTGCACCGCATGGGGGAAACCTACCCTGTTAGGTTAAAGAGTACAAGAAAAATCGAAACTTTTTTTCAACGCCAAGATTGGGCAAATCCGCCGCCTTGACGTCTAGGTCGATTCTTGACGGGTTGTTTCTTGGGTTTGGCGGGTTGCAATAGATACTCGCGAGAGTCTGGTTTTGGTTTCGCCTCGGTCTGCTTGTCAACGCTGCCCCGCTCGCGATCGAGGTTGAGCCGCATCGATTCAAGCGCGGCGATGTTGTATGCCCACAAATCGATCGCCTCGTTGCGCTCGGCGACTTTCTTCCACTCGAACACGGGAAACCCGCGGACGTACTTGGTGCGCTTTTCTTCTGCCCTGAACTGCGCGAAATAAGCCTCGTCGAATCCGCGCCCCTCGGGGAAGTGAACGTATCTCGGCCCGACGTCGGTCTGTTTGAGCCTCCCAAACAAGATGTCTTTCGCCACGTTGCCGCCGATGCCGATGATGCCGACGCCATGACCTTTGACTCTGCGCGGAGGTTTCCACAATGGCGCGCTCTGATCGCTCGAGCCTTTAATCGCGAACACTCCCCGAGATTGGCGATCTCTGACGAAGTGATAAACGGATTGCTCGAGAAAACCGGAATCGATGAACGCTCGCTTGATCTTGAGAACCGCGCCGCTCTCGTGATCGAATGACTTCGTCAATATCTCGTCGAGTGCTTTCCAAGTGTCGGGAGACTCCGGCGATCCGAATATCTTGAACAGATCGATCGCCCATGCCTCGTCCGACTCTCCCCATCCGACGACCTGACACTCGAGACGGTCGCCTTGGACGTCGACCGCGGCAGTCAAAGCGATCACTCCGTCGGGACACTCTGCCGGGTATGGCTCGAGGCGGCTCATCAATGGCGCGATCTCAATCCGCTCGGTCTCTTCTTCCCAAGTCTCGGAGAGAAACGTATTCGTCCACGACTTGAGCATCTCAACGCCTCCGCGCTTGGCATCGAGAAACTCAACCGCGAACTGATGCAGTCGCCCGCCGAATCCGCGCTTGGCCGGGAACATCGTGTTCAGCCCACTCAACCAATAGCCGCGAACTCCGGTGAACGGTGCGGTCGCTCTCCACTCGCCCGCGCGCACCATCGCGACCCGACCGGCGTCACCAACCGACTCGGCGCATTTCTCGCATTCATACCAAGCGGTCTCGGGTTGATCTTTCTCCCACTTGACTTGGCCCCACTTCAAAACTTGGAAGTGACCGCAACTCGGACACGGGCAAAACCATTGCTGTTTGTCTGACCTCTCGAGCCACGCCTCGATCCGACTCACGCCTCGGAGTGTTGGCGTCGACGACAAGACTTGAATCGAGTTCTTGTAATTGTCCGACCGCCGGAATGCCAACGAGATCGGGTCGCCTTCGCTTCCGGCTTCGTATGCGTCAATCTCATCGCAGAGAACAACGCGCGCTTGAATCTGACGAAACCCGGTCGGGGAGTTCGAGCCGATGCCGCTGATCTTTCCGCCGGGGAATTGCTTCGCCAAGATCGTATTGTTCGCGTCTCTCGATCGTGGCTCGGCGATCTTGCCGTGCAACTTGGGAGTCGCTTTGATCATCGGCGTGAAAAACTCTTTGCTCCATTTCTTCGCCGAGTCGAGAGTCGGGTAAACGACCAAGATGCCAGACGGGTCGACGTCGATGATGTAGCCTTGCAAGTTGTTGATCAACTCCGTCTTGCCGAGACGAGACGCCCAACACAAGACGGTTGTCTGCACCTCCGAGTCGGTGAACGACTCTTGTGGCTCGATCTGATACGGAGCGGTCGAGGTCTTGTATCGACCCGGCTTTGCGGTGACGTCTTTGCCGAGGCGACGATACGCCTCCGCCCATTGCCAGACATTCAAGTCGGGCGGCGGGTCAAGCAGAGTCAGCGTCGACTTGACCATCGTCGACGCTTTGTTTTCCGGTCTCAAAATACTCATCAATCTCGATCTTTTGTAAGTCTTCCAACATCTCGCGACGCTCTGTCTCATCAAGCGACTCGGCGTGCATGACCTTTTGGCGCAACGCAACGACGACTTGTTCCCATACCCGCAAGACTGTCTCGACCTCGATGGATGAGCGCGACATCATCGCCGCCTTGATCTCGGCGAGATCGGCATCCGCTGCCATCTTCCGCGCTCGGGATTCCTCGAACGGTTGCGCCGACTTGTTGCCATCGATGAGGGCGCGAACGATGTCCGCCATGCGATAGAACTTTGACCGCTTGGTTTCGCGGCACGTCTTGACGTCTTCAATCTTCTTTGAGAGTCCGCGGTGATCCATGCGGAGTTCGACGGACAAGCCCGAGAGCGTCCACTCTTTAGCGTCAACTGCCATTGCGTGCCTTTGCTTCTTTGATCCAATCGATCTTGTTGGTCGACTTGGTGTTGCCGTCTTCGTCGGTGTAGTAGTTAAACCAATGGCTTGAAAGCTCAAGCATCGCCGTTAAGTCGGGGAGGTCGACAAACCGGAATCCGTACTCGTCCACGATTGCGCCGGAGCGAATCAATGCGTTGGCGATCTTTGGAAAGTCGCCTTGATATTTCAGCGGGGTTTCATGCCGGGTAATAAACTCGTGCATGAGACGACCAACACGAGAGACAGTCTCGAACGTCTCGTCGTCGGGGAGTTCTTTCGGGTTTATCATCGCTCGAGTCGGTGAACCAAATTGCTGTCGCTAAAAAAGTAACGGAGACACGCTACC